ATCATGCTTAGCGCTGTGTTCATGTGCGGCTTCATGCTAGGCAAAGACAAAAAATGACAAAAGATGAATGGGCAAAACTGATGGACAGATGCGCAACGCATAACGATTTCTTCAAGCCTCGCGACTTACAACGCAACGCTATTTGGTACTCTAAACTGCCTAAAACATTGACTTTTGAGCGTGCTGTTGTCATTGTTGATAATTACTACGCAAACAATAAGGGCAACATAGGTTTATTTGCTTTTCATGAAGCGTTAGCAGCTGAACGTCAAGAACAAACAGCAAAAGAACGCATAGCAGAAACAACACGTTTAGTGCAGGGTCGTGAAGGTGATTGGCCAACAATTACTGATGAAACTCGGGCAATGATACAAACCATCACTAATCGAGGCAGACGTGCCACCAATCTCTGAGGCGTCATTCCTACAGCAAGTAAAAGCTCTGGCCTACATTCACGGCTGGTCACTGCATCATTCCCAGCCCTCGATGACCCGGACAGGTCGTTACATCACAACAGGCTCGACGGGCTTCTTTGACATTGTCATGGCCCATGAACAGCGCGGCCTCATCTTTGCCGAACTCAAAACCGAGAAGGGCAAGCCCACGGAAGCGCAGCTGCATTGGATGCGTACCGTTCACCCTCACGCTGAGTGCTACCTATGGCGACCCAGTGACATTGACTTCATAGCGCGACGGTTGGCTCAATGCTGATCGTGGCGTGGTATGTCCTGCTACTGTCGCTAGGCATTGCCATTATCCAAGGCTTACGCAAGTAGTTCTACACAACTAAATACGACCATGGCCTCGTACGGGATTGAACTGTGCAGGAATTAACACCTGGGGACAGGGGTAGTGCAATGCGCCCCAATACTTGAGATGACTTAACGTGAAGAGCCTTGGGGGTCAGTCATTGTTCAGCGTTCCCTAACGACATAAAAGGCGATTGGTGTTCCACCCTAAACAGTCCGGCAGCCAACAGCGAACAGCTGTGAAATGTGGGGGGCACAAACACCCGAGACTAGGACACACACGAAAGCAACCGCAGCGAAGCAAGGGCGCTAGTAGCATCACACACATGGCAGGCAACAGGAAACAAACCCAGCAATACCGAACAAACAGAGCAGCAATACTAGACGGCAACCCAGACTGCTACTGGGGCTGTGGCAACAAAGCCACACAAGCAGACCACCTCATCGAACACGACGCAGGCGGAGACGACAGCACAGCCAACCTTGTACCTAGTTGTAGAACCTGCAACTCAAAGCGCGGAGCAATCTACGTCAACAACAAAACCGCACAACGCCAAGCAGCACGCAACGCGGCCCTAAACGCAAAACCAAACCAAAACCAAAATCAGACTTTTTTGGGGCAAACCGTCACCCCGAGCAAGCCTTTACGCAAGATAACGCCAAGTCGGGCTGAACTGGCCGAGACTGGCGAGGACTGGCCTGAGCTGTCGGGAGTTGGTCGGGTTTTGCCCAGATTGGAAACTGTGGTGACGGGTGTTTCTGTGTACGCACCTTTGGTGGTTGAGTTTGCGCGTAAGTACATGCAGGTTGAGTTGATGGATTGGCAGGTGCATGCAGCGATGGGTTTACTTGAGTCTGACGCTGATGGTGATCTAGTTAATCGTTCCGGTCTAATTACAGTTGCTAGACAAAACGGCAAGACTGTTTTAGGGCAGGCCATTGTGGGCACTTGGCTGACCAGCATTGCTGCACTACGTGGCAAGCCTCAGACTGTTATATCGAGCGCGCATGAGTTACCGCTGGCTAACTTGCAGTACCAATTTTTGGCCCCAATTCTTGAGCAGTATTTTGACGCTAAACCCAAGTGGGGTTATGGCCGTATGGAACTGGCGATGCCTGACGGCTCACGCTGGTTCATTAAAGCAGCCACGCCAAGTGCCGGCATGGGCCTATCTGCAGACCTGATCTGGGTTGACGAAATCTACGCAGTTGATGATGCTGTCATGGCTCATTCTTTGCGCCCAACTATGAAGGCTCGCAACACGCGCACCGCTGGTGGCTCGCCAATTATGGTTATGACTTCCACTGCTGGCACCGAGGCATCCACGGCCATGCTTCGATACCGCGAACTTGGGCTGTCACTTATTGGTGAGCAACGTGCCGGTGCTTTTTACTTTGCGGAATGGTCACCACCGCCAGGGGTAGATGTCATGGATACAAGTTGGTGGGGCTGGGCTAACCCTGCACTAGGTCAAACCCTAGAGCTGCAGTCAATGTTGATAGATGCTGATCACCCTGACCGGTCATCTTTTCTACGCGCCAGCCTCAACCAGTTTGTGAACGCCGATGCCTGCTGGCTACAGCCTGGACAGTGGGATGCTTGCCTGTCAGATATTCAAGGCCCGGACAATGGCTGGCTGGCTTGCGACTCATCGCTTGACGGCTCGCGCTATGTCGCTGTTCGCGCAGCTGTAGATGATGTTGGTGTAGTGCACGTGTCGGTTGAGTTTGTCGTGCAGTCCTTGGCCGAGTGTCAGCAGGCCATGATGGATGCTTGCGCGGCTCACCCATTGTTAGGGCTGGCCGTGACCCCAGCGCTAGAACATCACGTGCCTTTGCCTTTGACTAGGCGCACAAAGGTTGTTGGCTACGGCGAACTTTTGCGCTACACATCGCTAGTCAGGGCACAAATTAACGATGCCAAACTTGTGCACCAGGGCGAGCAAAACCTTGCGGAACACATGAACAGATCAGTAGCAATTATGCAGAGCAACCAGTTAGCGCTTAGCAGTAAGCGTTCCCCAGGGCCTATTGAGTTGGCGCGCTGCACTATTTGGGCTGCCGCTTTAGCGTCACGACCTAAGCAAGCAGGTAAACCAATGATGGTGGTAGTCAGTCGCTAAAGTATTGGCGGTACTGCTCTGGGCGTTGTCGGGATGAGCAGGGCAGTACCACACACACCCGGCAAAAAGTGGCATACTACCGCTATGGGTATTTTCAATAAGCCAGTCACCAAGGCCGCAATCTCAACGCCATCAGTGCAGGCCGCTGTCGGATACGCACCAGTAGGCAACAGCACCGACCCGTTAAAAAACTTTTACAATTACCAAGCAGGTGCAGCGCGTAACCGCGCCATGACCCTTGCTACGGTGTCTCGATCACGTGACTTGATTGCATCAGTAATTGCTTGCATGCCGTTAAAAATGTACGGCGAAATGTACAACGATGCCACAGGCGAAATGGAAGAAATCCCATTGGCACCTAGGTCTTGGCTACGCCAGCCAGACCCAGCCGTGACCTACAACTTCTTAATGGCCTGGACACTTGACGATCTGTTGTTTTATGGTCGCGCTTTTTGGTACATCACAGAACGCACAGTTGACGGCTACCCAACAAAGTTTCAGCGCTTACCTGCTGGCAGTATTACAACTTTGGATGAAGAAGGCCCAGTGTTTTTTGCTCCATCTAAGGCTATTAGTTTTGCCGGCAACGAAATTGACTACCGCAACGTTGTGCAGTTTTTGAGCCCTATTCAAGGCATTGTTTACAGTTCTGAACAGACAATTTCTACAGCTCTTAAAGTTGAGCAGAGCCGTTTTAAGAACGCGCAGTCAAGCCTGCCTAGTGGCGTATTGAAACAAACTGGCGGTGAGCCGTTGAGCGCGCAAGAGTTGTCGGATATTGGCGCAGCGTTCCAAGAGGCTCGACTTACCAGCCAGACCGCAGTGCTTAACGAGTTCCTCAGTTATGAGGCCAGCACTGCTACACCGGACAAGATGTTGATGATCGAGTCCGCGCAGTACAGCGCGTTAGATTTGGCGCGCCTATGCGGTGTCCCCCCTTACCTTGTGGGCGTGTCTACTGGTGCTTATGCCTACACCAGCAGTGAGCAATCACGCGCTGATCTCTACATTTTTGGTGTCAAGCCATACGCCGATTGCATAGCCTCAACGCTAAGCATGAACAACGTGCTACCGCGTGGCACTTATGTAAAGTTTGATACAGATAGTTATCTAGAAGAAAACTATGTAGCCGACAAAATGCCCGACAACGAACCAGAAGAAAACACACAGGAGTCACTCGCATGATGCGCTTTACCAGTTCCACATTCAGCATTGACGCTGCCCAAGACGGCAGCCCTAAGCGCACCATTACCGGCATTGCGTTGCCATACAACACCGAAGCCACAGTCTCAGGTGGCCAGACAGTTAGTTTTTTGCCAGGCTCACTGCCGACAGAGGGCAAAGCGCCAAAGCTCTACATGAGCCACGATGCCAGCCAAGCCATCGGCCTAGTCACAGAGCGCACAGATGACGAAACCGCCATGTACTTCACAGCCAAAGTCTCGACCACAGCCCTAGGCGATGAAGCCCTGATCTTGGCAGCCGACGGGGTGCTTGACTCTGTGTCGGTAGGAGTGAACCCAACCAAGTTTTCGTACAACGATGAAGGCACGATGATCGTGGAAGCAGCCGACTGGATGGAGTTGTCACTTGTACCACAGCCAGCCTTTGCAGGTGCTACCATCACAGATGTTGCAGCGAGTATCCCCACA